TTTCCGACGAAACGATCGAGCGTCTCGCGTCGATGATTGCTCAGTTGTTGGCAGCGATGAATATTTCGATCAATATTGGCGAGCGCGAGTTTGCTCGAATCATCCGCGAGGTGATGGCATGAGCGAAATCTATTTTGAAAATTCAGTCGGAAAGACGGTCAGGCTTGACCGAGGCGCGATCCGGATCAAGGACGCGCTTTCACTCCGGGAATTTGAATGGAGTTATACGGCCTCGGAATATCCGATGCAGTTCGGCGCGAAGATTTCAAAATTCACGCGAGGCGCGGCAGTAAAACTGATCTCCATCGTAATCAGAGGAAAGACGCGGCAAGAATGTCTTTCAGCTCTAAACGAATTGCTTTCGGTCTGCGAAACGGATATCTCCGCTAATAAACCCGGTAAACTCTGGCTGGATGGTCAATATTTGAAATGCTATCTCGGCACATCCTCGGAGATCGAAGAATGGGCGGGTGGTTTTCATTTCATGGAGAAGAAACTCAAGATTCTTTCTCCGTTTCCGTTCTGGATCACGGAGAAAGTGCAGCGGTTTCGAGCTGGAACGAGAGCGGTTTCGTCATACGGAAAAAAATACGCGGGGCGATACCCGTATCAATACGGAACGGGATATGCAAATGAGGTTCTTTTCAACGACCATTTCGCGGACACTCCGGCGATCGTCACGATTTACGGACCTTGCGCAGAACCCAAAATTTACATTGGCGGGAATGTTTACGGCGTCGAAGCCAACGCGGAGGAGGGCGAACGAATTGTTCTCGATCAGATTGAACGCAAAATCTATCGAGTAGATTCGACGGGCACGACAACGAATCTCTTTGATTATCGCATCAAAACGAGCGATCCATTCAAAAAGATTTCTCCGGGCGATGTTACGGTTCAGTTCTCCGGTGAATTTGGCTTTGATATTGAACTCTTGCAACAACGAAGTGAACCGAAATGGATTTGAGGAGGGCTTCATGGATATTATCCACGCCGACGCCGATCGGCATGAAATCGGATTCATACGGGATTTCAAGAAGTTTGATGCCGAGATTTCTCAAACGCCGAAGCTGGATCGAAATCAATTTGTTCTTACGATGGATGAGGATGATTATTTGGAGTCGGGAATAACCGACGAGGATTTTGTCTATATCCCATTTTCAGAGTTTGGCGGTCAGGTGGATGAAATCAAGCATGCAAGCAAGCAGGGACAAGTTACAATATCTGGTGCGACGTGGCGCGGCCTGCTTTGCCGAAAGATCGTTGAACCGCCGACGGGCGCGCCCTATTTGACGATTAGCAAAACAGAGCCGAACAAAGCGCTCAAAATGCTGATCGGAGACCGTTTCGGCGATTTTTTTGACGTGGGCGGAGAAGAAATCAAAGATGCGGTTGTTTCTGGCGAGTTCCGTTTTCAAACGCTGCTGGATGCAATCGTATCGTCCTTCTCTGATGCTCGCCTCGAAATTTCGTGTATCTACGATAACATTCAGAAAAAAGTGCGCGTGTTTCCTCGGATGGTTTCAGATTATTCCTCACTCGTCGATTTGTCGCAGGATTACGGCGTACACATGACGACGAAGCTCGGCGGCGTATCGACCTATAATCATATTATTGCGCTCGGACGCGGCGAGCTGACCGAGCGCGAAGTCGTGCATCTGTACAGGCTGGAAAATGGGACAATCACAGAGACGAGTCCGGGCAATCTCGGTCTCGCGGATCGTGTGACAACGTTCGACTATCCGAATGCCGAAAGCCGAGATGAACTTATAAAAAGCGCAAAGAAGCAGCTCGAAGCGCTTGCTCCGATGCGTTCAATCGAGATGGACACGTCAGAAATGGGCGTGTCCCTCGAACTCGGCGATCTCGTCTCTGGACGGGATCGTGTGACGGGTCTCGTCACGACCAAGGCGATTTCAAACGTGATTCTTACAATCGCGGCGTCGGGCGAAAAGCTGGAAACGAAGGTGGGGTAAAGATGGCTCAAAAAGCAATTACAATTTACACGCCGCCGGATGCGGCACCGCATATTTACGCCGAAGATGACGCGCAGCTTTATCGGGCAATTTTCGGACGTTCCGGAATTACGGAGGGCGACGAGATGCTCGCGTGTTCGCTGGTTGACAACAACACGGTTCGACTTGCCTCCGGAACGTTTGTCAATCAAGGATACATTGTTTGCGTTCCGGGCGGCTCCTACGAAGATTTAACCGTAGAGAGTGGAACACAAAACATGTATCGAAAAGATTTGCTCGTCGCTGAGTTTGCGCGCGGAGGCGGCAGCGCGGCGGACACGCATGTTTTCAGGGTGGTCAAGGGTGTTCCGGCAGCGTCTGCAAGCGCGGCGAGCGATCCGGTGCTGACTCAAGACAATCTTGCAAGCGGCGGAAATAAACGGCAAGAAGCTCTTTATAGAATCAATGTGAACGGGCTTTCTATCGAGTCGATCGAGCGTGTCGCGCCTTATGTCGGCTCTTTCTATGTTTGATTCGAGGTGGTAACGGATGAGTCAAACCTCGATGTCGTTTTCGCGTCAAAACAGCTATACGACGCAGGAATACGGCGATTCGATTAAATATAATGTCAGTTCATCTCCAGATTTCGGACGAGGAAACAAAGCGACTCGCGCAAAGTTTAATGTTTCCGGGTTGACCAACGGCACACGATCCGGCGCAACTCGCGACATTGTGATTCAGATTGAGACCTCGGACGGCGTAGAATATAACATCTGCTCAACGAGCATTTATCTATCCGGAAGCGGCACGAGCGGCGCAAGCGTTTCGATTGACTGGTTTGATATTCCGACAGCATATCAATATGAGATCGCTAACAAAACCATATCGGCGATCTATGTGCTGCAAGATTCGGATTATTCCATTCGCGGCGTTGCTGGATCGGGAACGTTGACGTTTGAATCAGCCGCGACACGATGCACAGCGCCGAGCGCGGTATCTATTGCGTCAAATGTTGCGGGCGATGCAACGACGCTTTCATGGAGCGGCGCAAAAGCCGGAAGTTATAACGCGATTACGAGCTATTATGTCGAATACGCGGACAGCTCGGACGGCGTATCGTGGGCGGATTGGAACCACTATTACACGCTTGAAACGTCGGCGACGTATGGCTCGATATCGGTTGCTTTGCCGGGAACCGGAAATTATCGCAAATTCAGAATTTGGACGTTTGGCGAACTAATCAATTCTGAAACAGCAACAGAAAGCAGTGCGTGCTATCACGCATATACGCCAAGCGCGCCGGGATCGCTTTCTCCTGCTGCTGGCGGATATACGAGCCTTTCGGCGATTTCGTGGGGCGCGGTATCGTGCGTCGATCCAATTCAGAGTTATTCCTATCAAATCAGCACGGACGGCGGCGCATCATGGGGCGCAGAAACCACGA